TCTTGATCGTAAGGTTTTTGTCTACCAGCTCTAGTTCTTCCTTTGTAATTGTTTTTATCTATACCCTCTAAATCTTCTTCCGTTAAGTTTGGAAATTGTTTTATTAATTCGTTTAAAGGTATTTCTTTTACTTCTCCTACATAGTATACGTCTTCAAAATAAGGTGAGTCCGTATAAGAATATATTAAATTAGCTGGATCAACATAGTCTACTGTAACACCTTCAGATTTGTTAAAAGAAGTTTTTGTAGCAGCTATACCTAAAACAGTTAAATCATAATACAGTCTTTTTTTAGTTAAATTATATCTATTACCTCTAAGCAAAACATCTATAGCTTGTTCTTCCGCTATCTCAACAGCCTGCTTATAGTTTAACTGCATGTGTAAAGCTAGCTCATCTTCATTTTCAGGTAGATCTTCTTTTTTGTTTTCGTAAAGATCCATGTTCATTAAATTCTGAGCCATGTCGTTAAATTCGGCCGTGTCCATGTCTTTCTGTATAGACTCCATGTACTTCGTGCGCTTTTCAACTCCAAAAGGATCTTGAGAATAAGCATTAACCTTGAATAACCTTTCAGTCATACCATTAACAACTATATCAACAAACTTAGGTATGATTGGTACTGGTTTCCAATCTAAGTTTAAATAACTTAAATCACCATTGATAGAAAGCTCATCTTTATATTTTTGTATTGATTGTTCTCCTCTAGCGTATAAGCGAAGTTTGTGAAAGTTATTTGTGTCTGTTAGATATCTATTGTTGTTGTATCCAGAATCATTAAACCACTCATTTTCTATAGCCTGAGCAACTTTTAAACCGTACTCTTGACTAAGCTTTTCTCTATCACTAACTACTTGACTTGGGAAGTTTGCGTTTCTTCTCATATTATTCTTTAATTAATCTTGATGTGTTTCCTTTGTTTTGGTAACGTCCTACATTTAAGCTTATAGCTTGTTTTTCAATCTTTGCGTTTGGCGCGTATAAGTTTCTGTTGCATGCCATTATAGCTAAACCAGAACTAATAGAAGCATCAAACTTAGTTCTTTTGTTTATATCAAATTTAGCCCAGTCATTAAGTGTTCTGTTAAAATACATAGAACCAACCTCTTGGTTTCCTAAATCACCCACATACTGTTGAATATACATCTCTATAGCTGCAGCGTGCGCTTGTTTTATATCTTCACTTGAGTTAGGTATTCCACCTATTTCTTTTTCTGTAACAGATAGCTTGTTCCACGTTTTATCTGGTCTATTCATAGAGAACCCTCTGTAACCTCTTCTTCTAAAATGATATAATAATCTAGGTTTGTTATTCTCGCACAGTAGTGGCATTCCGTAAAATATACAAGCCATTAACACGTCTTCAAAAAATATCTCTGCTGTTTGTGGCCTTGCTACGTACTCTAAAAAGAAATGATTTGGTGGAGCGTCTTCCATTGAAAACTTAGTTAACCCGTGTAAAGCTCCATTAGATCCTTTTCCATCAACTGTTCCACTAATGTCGTAACTATCACAACCAAAAGCTCCCATGTGTTCATTCGCAGGATACTTAATACCGTTCTTAATAATAATTTTATTCTGCATGTGTTGAGGTGGAACCCAACTTATTTTAAACCTACCTTTTGGATCTGGATAAAATATAACTTGCGTATCCTTAATTCCGTTAACCCATTGAAAGTTCCCAGTGTTGATACTAACGCCTCTACCGTCGTTGTAATCTATTTGCTCGTATAACTTAACTAAGTTAAATATTGAATTCTTAGCCTCATCTCTAAACGCGTGTTCTGTTGTTCTTGGGAACTGTCTGTAAAACTCATTTAAACCATCACTATCAGATTTTAAACCTTCAGCTTCATTGTTCCAGTGTTCTATTATACCTACATCTATTAATTCACCGTCTGGTCCGAGTACATCATTATCTGGATTATCAAAGACTGGATATCCGTACTCATTAATAAATCCTTCATAGTTCCATTCCATTGGGATAAAAAGAGAATATAAACCAGATTTTGTTTGTCCATTCTTATTTCTTGAGGTAACGTCTGAAGCATTGTATAGTTTTTTAAAATTTCCCCCACCTTTATCTAAGGCATTTGAAGTTGATCCCATCATACACTTTCCTACTATTCTACTACCTAGTCTTAAACAAGTTTTTGTAACCCTCCAGTTGTTTAATATATTATCTGGCCTTTCCCACTTACCACTTTCATCATGAACCAGTAAGTTTAGTTTTTCACCATCATAACTATTGTCCCCTGTGTTCTTCCAATCTATAGTTGTATCTAGACCTTTTATTTCTTCAAGTTGCTCGTTCGCTGTGATCTTTTTTCTAGTAAACTTACTAGCGGGTACACGATAAGCAAGCTCGGATTTTGGACGATCCATACCATCTTGTACAGGTTTAAAAAAGAACGGGTAGTTAATTGATATAGGAACAACTTTATCTGTAAACATTTTTTTTGCATCTGATCCTGACTTTGATAGTATACCATATCTACTATCACTCGATATAGTGGCTAAGTTAACTGTTTCTGCTGATGACATGAAAGAAAATCCAGATCTACGGTTTTTAAGGTAGCATATACCGTAACATCTTTTGTCTGCTTTACAAGCTTCCCAGAATATATAAAATAATCTATTTGCCTCCCTAAAGTCTGGAGCTCCAACGTCAATCTTACTCCATTGTAAATACATATAGTGCGTACCAGTTATCCAGGTTGGTTTACCATTATTCGTGAACCAGAATCCCTCCTCTCGTCGTTTAAATTCTTCGTCTATGTAATCGTACCATTTTTCTTTATTGTTTTCCGGATAACTCCTCCAATCGAATATGTTCTTTATCCTCTCGAGCTCTTTAGGATACTCCTGTTTAACCCATTTGTTTTTCGGATGCTTATATATCTCTTTAGGTGGTTTTGGTAGCGCTATGACTAAATCTTGTATTTCTATGATTTCACCTATAACTCCATTGTGAGATAGCACAATTAAATCGTGCTCTTTGTTGTAACCATACTTCCATTTCTTACCTCTATTCATTCTGGTAATAGTGGTCTTCTTTATAGGCTCAACCGTGCTAACTAAACTTTGACTGTACATTACTTAGATCTACCTTCTGCGAATCCCTTAAAGACTTTTTTCTCTGTCTCTTCAGGTGCCTTGCCCTCAAGTAGACTTTCTTCCTTTTGTATTCTGTTAAGTATTTCGAATGCGTCAAATATTGCTAGTTTTTTAGTAGCTGCAGCGTTCTTTAGTCTATCTGCTGATATATCTTCTTTAGAATCTACAATTGCTTCTTTAGCAACTTTAATCAGTTCTTCAACAGCTACTTGCCCAGCTAGGATTATATTCCTCTTCGTTTCCTTGGTATTCATATTTAATTGTAATAAATTTATTCATGACCCTATATAAACGCTTACCGTTTATTATAAACTCATATTCTGAGAACGGCGTAAAACCAACTAAGTCTCCTTTTTCAAAACTACCGTCTGTGTGTTTCACTATACCAATACAAGACTGTTCTTTGTCAACTCCTAAAAAAACTTTATCTTTTATAGGTTGCACAAAAGAATATCCTTTTATTGGCTTCCACTTTTCGTTTGTTTTATATAAAAATATTTGATCTTCTTTTACGAGATATGTATTTTCATTAAAAAAACTTCTACTATTTTTTTCTCTACCCTTGACGTCGTGCCAACGTCTAAAAACGTTATGATGAACCACGACTGTATCTCCAGGTTTTATATCTGTTTTAAAAGCTGTAGGAACAGACTTAACAATAGCCTCTCTATTTACAAACTCGTGGTTGTAAACCTCAGTGTTGAGGATAAGTTCTTTATCCCCAACCTTTGTGGTATTGTTGTATCTATTTCCTTTTGGCTCTATAACAAAGTCAAAAGGCGCTTTCATTAGTATTCTAGGTTATACTCTACAGAGACAGCCATATTCTTGTTAAAGTCTTTCCACGGTAACACATCTTTGTTTTTTTTAATATAAATAGAGTATTTTTCTTTTTCCTCTATTATATCACAAATAGTATGCCCACCATATACTTCTTGACCAACAGCGTAATGCATAGCGTCGTTCTTGTAGTCTTTACCTATAGTGATCTTTCTAATTAGTTTGCTCATCGTAGTTTATTTCCCCTGTGTGAATATTGATATTAACAGTACCATACTCTTTACTAAGTTCTTCTTGGAAAGAACCTAAGTTGTTTTGAAGTGAAGCAACTTGGTTTAACAAACCATACTTTCTAGTTTCTAAGCCACCAATCTCTAATTGACCTCTGTTTAGATTATTGATAATCTCTTGCATTTTACTTAAATGCTCGTTGCTAATTTTTGTAGGTTTTTCACCGTTTAATTCTTTGATTTTTTTTACTGTGTTCTTTGCCATTTTATTTAATTTAAGTTAATTTAATTTGTTTTATTTTTCAAATCCTAATACTAATGTAATAGGATGAAAGTTGTATACATAATCATCGTCTGCTAACGTGCCTGCTGTAAAATTTGATGTTAATTCTAAATCAGTAGCATCCGTAACACTAGACACAGTACCTATCACAGCGTCATCAAACGCATACAAAACGTCACCGGCTGCAAAATGCTCTCTGATATCCATACTACTACCGTCTGTTGCTATAGTAGTCCCCGCAACCGACACGTCCATATTACTACTTGAATCATTAAGTCTAATTATAGTTCTAAAATCAAAAGTGCCCTTAGCTACAATACCTATGTACACAGTATCATATCCTACATTATCTCCACTTGTTGTAATTCCTTCTAATATCAAAGGTACAGTAGCAGCTTCTGTATCACCCTGTGATGATGTTGTTGCTATCGCTGTACTCTGAAGGGCGGCAGAACCGTAGTTACCAGTTTCAAATTCTATCAATCCAATTATATCAGGATTTGGATTATGAGCTGCTACTTCATTGGCTGCTCCTAAAGAAACAGTATTTGTTTTTGAAAATACAATATCAGCAGCGATATTATTATCTGTTGGAGTCGCATCTCCTTTCGGCCTTACTAACATAGTTATAGATCTTAAACAAGCCGAACCTCTTGGAATTTGTATTGCTTGCCAATCAGCGACAACGTCACCAGCGCCAATTACAGCGGCATGCTGTGCGGAAGCTGCTACTTCTATTTTCTTTGTTACTGTGAAAAATTTTCCCATTTTATTTCTTTTTTGTTTTTTCTAATGATCTACCGCCAAAATAAGCGCCGATCACTGTTATTAATACTAATTGTAATAGATCTGTCCATTTAGCCTCTACGTTAAATGATAATACACCTGCGTCAATAAACATCAGTAACACTGTGCTTACTACTAAGAATATAAGAACCATAGGTCTTACGTTTTTAGACATCCATGAATCTGAAGCCATATCTGACTTCCATCTATCTGTTATTGTTTTCTCCATCTCTACTTCGTAGTTGGATACTAACTCTTTAATTTTTCTTTCAGCTT